TTACTATAAAATAAAAACAATGGCAACGAAAAACGACAAAACATTAATTTACGTTACTATAGGTGCAGCCTTATTATTATGGTGGTGGAAAAAGAAAACTATTTCTATGCCTCCAATAGTCCAGGCTACTCCAGGAATACCTACAGGCGGAGCCTTAACTACTCCAGGAGGTAAAGTTATCGAGGCCGGTTATGATCCTTCGGTTTATTCGGCTCCTGTAATGAAAGATAATCCTCCTGATATAACTAGGGATTATGCTCCAGGTGGTTTTGATCCTGGGCCTGTAGATATGGCTCCTGTAGATCCTGTTTATTTAACAGATTATGCGATAAAATCTAATGATTCAGGAACTCCGGCTCCTCCTTATAGTTATCCTCAGGATATTTTTCAAGATGATATATTTTATTCTCCGGCTCCTACGGATCCATTTAGTGTAAATACTTTGCCATCTACAGGATTACAACAATTAACTCCTAGTTATGCAACGATTAAGGATACTAATCCTTATCAGCCTACTTTAGATTATGATTGCCCTGGATGTAGTAAAAATACATTAAGCGGTTATAGTAGACCGGTACCAAATATTTGTTAATCACTTTTTTCAAACCTTTATATATGCATAAGTACGATATATCTTTTGTTAGTTATAATGCTCCTTTTATTATAGCGAGTAATTGTAATTCAATTACTTTTTTAAATATAGGTACTGCAACGGCTTACATAGAGGGTGTACCTATTATAAGTGGATCATCTATTACTATAGATGGAAATGAATGTGAATATTCAGAAACATATTATTCATTAACTTTTGATACTACAATAGCCGGAACTACACAAAACTTTGTAGCCATCAAAAAAACATACGTAGGATAATGGGAATCAGAATTAATAGTAATATCGTTAATCAAAAAGGGAATCCGGCCTGGTATGAAGATACTTTAGCCGCAAGGCCTACGGCTAATCTCCAGGGTAGAATGTTTGTAGATACAAATACTCCATCCTCAGGAATTTACCGAGATACAGGATCTACATGGGTGCAAATTGCCGATCCTGGAGCCGGAACTACAGGAACGTTACAACAAGTAACTACTAACGGATCTACTACTAATGTAGGGATAAGCATAACAACATTAACTCCAGGATCTGTATTATTTTCCGGTACCGGTGGGTTAATTAGCCAGGATAACACTAATCTATTTTGGGATGATGCTAATAACTTTTTAGGGATAGGACCTACAGGAGGACCAACTGCTTTACTAGATATTCATAGTGCTACACAAAATATATTTATTCAAGTAAACGCAACATCTACAAATAATAGCCAGGTAGCTTTTTTAAATGGTGGTGTAGGAAAATGGCGGATAGGAAACTTATATAATGCCGGAGCAAATGATTTTATAATATTTGATACTACTAATACACTTAGTAGATTAACTATTAAAAATACCGGGCAAACTTTTATAGGTACCAATACTACAAGTTCAGGCTTATTTGTTGTTAATAGTGCAACAAGCGATAATCACTATGTTGCAATAGGATCAAATGCGCCAAGTTATCGATTGCGTGATGTTGGAAGTGGTGGCGCATTGAATTGTGGGATAGGTATTTCAACGGCCGTTAATAATTTTATTCAAGGTTCAGCAAGTGGAAACTTTTGTTTTTTTAATTCAAGCACAACCGCATCACCGATTTTGTTTGGTGTTTATGACGCTGGAACAGGCAACACACAAGAGGCAATAAGAATATCAGCCGCACGGAATTTACTTGTAGGATCGGCGACAGATTCGGGCTACAAGCTAGATGTTAATGGTACAGGAAGATTTACAGATAATTTGAGTCTTACAGGTTCAACTGCAAAAATAATTGGTGGTGATTCTGTTGGTAGATTAGTTTTAGCAAATTCAACACAAACAACTTATGGCATATTTTATGGTGCTACTAATGCTACACCAAATATTACAACATTTATAAATAACTCTGCACTTACTTTAACATTAAACGCTAATAATTCAGCTACATTCTATAGTGCTTTATATACAGGTGGAACAATACAAATAACAGGACAAACTACTCCCCCAAGTGGTTCAGGTGTTGAAATATTTTTAGGTACTAGTGGTACTCAAGGTTTTATTCAAGCATATAATCGTACAAGTTCATCTTGGTTAGATATAAAAATGGCAGGTGCTAATTTATATTTTAACCCTAATGGTACTACTGCTTTAACTTTAGCATCCACAGGAGTAGCTACATTCTCTAGTAGTATTGCAATAGGGAATACACTTACAACAGCTATTGCAGCACCAAGTACACATAAGGTATCAATTTTAATTGGCGGGGTACAATATTATTTATTAGCATCAAACATTTAAAAATGAAAACAATACAACCAATAAGTATTTGGAATAACGGCACAAATGAAAGTGCAACTATTTTAAATTTATCTTGCATTAACGATAATATGTTTGATAGTGCAATATTTTACTATCAATTATTTAGTGATACGTTAATTGATTTATCAAGCGGCAACTTAACAATGTCTTTACCCGACTATACAACAGACTGGACTACTAATGACGCAGCTTATAATTGGGCAGCTACTCAATTAGGTTTAACTATAACCGGAGAATACGTGCCACCGGTTCCACCGGTTCCGGAAATTATTGATTCGATAATAGAATAACTTTTATCATACCTTAAAAAAAAGACAAATGGAAAAAAAACAAGCATTAGAAGTGCTAAAACAGGTTTTAGATGCTGCGACTAAAAGCGGAGTATTCCCTAACATGGATGCGTCATTTACGGCGGCCCAGGCTTACAACATAGTTGCAAACGAAATACTAAAAGATAATGGATCTAGTTCAATTAACGATTAGTGCGGTTACATTCTGTATTATCGCCGGAGGCTTTTTCTTTTCTACTAAAAATAGATTAGATAAAATTGAAAGCGATCTAATCGGACATAATAAACTAAATACAGAGATAGTAGATCGTTTGGCCAGGATTGAAACAAAATTGGATTTTTACACTAAAAATTTATAGTATGTTTAAGAATTGGAAAACAAGTTTATTCGGATTAGGTGCCTTAATTACCGGGATTGCTCAGGTAGTTAAGGGAGATATTCCTGGAGGCATTACGGCCATCTTAGGAGGTTTTGGATTACTACATGCAAAAGATGCCTCAAGCGGATTGAATCCATAATATGAATAAGACAAGTAAATATCTTATCATTGGTTTAATCGTAATAGTATTAGTTATGAGTTCTAGTAATGTTTATGCGTCTTTATCTGCATTCCTTAAAAGGTATGAAGAAAGTAATAAAGCGGCCCTAGTTTCGTATGACGATGGAACAAATACTCCAACGATAGGTTGGGGATCAATATATAATTTTGACGAAAATAGGCCTGTAGAGTATGGAGATACAATAGACCAGGCTACGGCCGACAGATGGCTACAGATAGAGGCTACTCAAAAACTAACAGACGTAAAAAATATGGTTAAGGTACCGATTACTAATAATCAATTAGTAGCCTTAGCCTCTTTTGCCTATAATGAGGGATCCGGAGCCTTACAAGGATCTACATTATTAAAACTATTAAATAGCGGAGCGGATAAGACATCTGTAGCGGCTCAATTTGATCGTTGGGTTTATGCCAATGGATCAGTAAGTAAAGGCCTAATTAATAGGCGGAATGCAGAAAAAGCCCTATTTTTAAGTTAGAAACTGATGATTAGGCCCATTTGATGTAAAACAATACGCAAAACAAGATACAAATACAATGGCCCCCCGGTTATGTAGCGGATTAGAGAGATTTAATCCGTTTTTTTATGCCCCTACGTTAAAATAAATTTGGTAGTTTCAAATATTACTTTCACATTTATATCGACAAATGATTTTAAAACTTAAAAACCTAACAAATGGAAATCAAATTCCCTCCAACGGATCGGGAGATCCTAACAGACATTCAAGTAGTTGAAAACAAAATCAACTATTTAAAAAACCTTCAACAATTACAACAGATTAGCCAAGTGCGTATTTATTTCAAGGCCCAAACAGATAAAGGCCGGGAAATGTTTATAGATATGGATCAGTCTAATGTACCCTTTAACCTCCCTACAGAAATAGCCAATTTAATCGATGACTCCCTGGATCATTACTCCAGGCTCCGTAATAATCTTTATTCATTTTTAAAACTTAATGATGGAAAGTAAAATAATTTACGAGGATCTTATTATAACTATGAGTTATGAAAGATCAGGCGGACATGTTTGCGATGCCTGTAAAGGCGATATTTTAAAATTGCAAGAGATTTTTAGAATAGAGGAAACATGTAAATTTTTTATCCATAATTATATCATACATAGATCATGTATGAATGATTTTTTAAAAAAACATAAAAACAAATAAAAATTATGTTAGTAATAAAAAAATGTCCAAATCCATTTTGTGATGCAGTATATCATAACATACCAAAAGAAATAAAAAAATGTGAAGATTGCGGCAATACGATGATGGAAATAAACCAAAAAACATATGAAAAAAAATATATGAATTGGTTTTTTAATAATGATTATTAAACAAAAAAATACTATCACCCAAACAAATAAAATTAATAATAAACAAATTATTCAAAATGATATGTTAATATCACAAAATAGAGTAGATA